TGGCGGGACGAACGGCGCTTACAACGAAAAGAACGTCACAACTTGGGAGACGACTTCCGACGAGCGGATCAAAAAGAACATCGCGGATTTCAGCGATGGTCTCAGCGTCATCGAAGCTCTGCGGGTCCGCACGTTTGAATATCGTACGCCCGAAGAGATCACTGAACTCCCGCAGTCTGCCGCCATTGACCGCCCCGGCGTCCAGCTTGGCGTCATCGCGCAAGAGATCCAGCAGGTCCTGCCCGCCTGCGTAACTGAGAACTCGACCGGCGTCCTGTCGGTGAGCACAGACCCGCTGGTCTGGCATCTTGTCAACGCCGTCAAACAACTGTCGGCGGAAATCAAAGCCCTCAAAGGAGAGTAACCATGCCTGATATTGTCATTGAACCACCCACGACTGAGCAGATTGCTCGCCACTACAGCGCTATGCTGGACAGCGTTGCCCTCATCAATGCGCTTGTTCCGACGCAGGACGCGGAGAAGCTCGACACGCTCGCCCGCAACGTCCTGCATCTTGAGCAGATGCTCATGAATGACTGGTGGGACGGCTACGACCTCGCGCCGATCAACGCAGCTATCGTGGCAGGTAAACAGTAATGCCCCTTAAAAAAGGTTCCAGCCAAAAAGTCATTTCAGCTAACATTCGCACTGAAATGGCGGCTGGAAAACCGCAGAAACAAGCGGTAGCCATCGCTTTGTCTACTGCTAGGAAAGGTAAAAAACGTGGCTAAAAAACCCGGTTTGTACGCCAACATTCACGCTAAACGCGGGCGCATAGCTGCTGGTAGCGGCGAGACTATGCGTAAGCCGGGCACTAAAGGCGCGCCTACCAAAAATGCCTTTGTCAGATCCGCAAAGACAGCAAAGAAGAAATAGATGGCTAAAAAGTCTGTTTCTCTTTCTGTCGGGCGCGGCGAGAAGCTACCTGCCAGTCAAGGCGCAGGGCTGACAGCCAAGGGCAGGGCTAAATACAATCGGGAGACGGGCAGCAACCTTAAAGCGCCGGCTCCCAACCCAAAAACTGAGGCTGACAAAGGCCGCAAAGCCAGCTTTTGTGCTCGCATGGGCGGCGTGGTAAAGAACTCCAAGAATGCCGAACGCGCTAAAGCGAGTATGCGCCGCTGGAAGTGCTAACTGACAGGTAAGCTATGGCGACCGTAAAAATATCCGAGTTGCCGGCAGCTACAACGCCGCTTACTGGCGACGAGCTTGTACCTATTGTTCAAGGCGGCGTCACCAAGCAAACGCCTATGAGCAGTACGCTCAGCCTTACGTTTATATTGCAGTCATCCGTAAACGTTGTGCGTTTGCTTGCAGATGGAAGTTTTAGCCCGTCGGCTATTACTTTTTCCGCTTTTCAGGACAACGGCGTTGGTGTTCGGCTAAACTATTCAGGCCGGTTTGTCATAGCAACCAGCACTGATGGTGTTGTGTACGCCACGACGTATACAAGCCTGTCGGACGAAAACTCCAAGACCTACACCGTTCCGGCAGGCGTAACGTTTGTCCGCTGTCAGCTGTATAAAGCTGGCGGTTTTTCGTCTCTCATCCAGCAAGTTGTTATCTCTGTCATTCGTGACGGTACGGATGGTTCTTCAGGGTCTGGAACAGACGCGGTTGTCGTCAACCTCAGCAAGGCCGCGGCTACTGTCTTTGCGTACGCTGATGGCTCCGTTCCTAGCTTTGCCGACATTGACGGCCAAGTTACCGTGTTCAAAGGCGCAGCCAACCAAACCGCTACAGCTTCGTTTGCGGTCGCTGGGTCTGGGCTGACGGGTGAGATTAACACCGCTGATAACACTCCTGTAGCCGGCAAACCTAAAGGCTATTTCCGCGTGACCGCAATGAGCGCGGACATAGGCAGCCTTGTCATTACAACGACATTTGAAAGTGTTGATTACGTCCGCAGCTTTAGTGTGTCTAAGGTGCGAACAGGCTATGAGATTGTAGGCTCTCTACCCGTCACCAACCTGTTTGAAGGTCGCTTGGTATTCCTGACAACCGACAACAAGCTGTACAGGTACACAGGCACGGAATGGACCGCAGCTGTCCCAGCGACTGACGTCACGGGCCAGCTTACTAGCAGCCAAATTGCTGACCTCGCAGCCGCTAAACTTACTGGCACAATTGTTGGTACGCAAATAGCCGACGACGCTATAACAACCCCCAAACTAGCCACAGGGTCTGTTTCAACAGCTAAACTCGTTGCGTTTGCCGTTACCGCAAACGAAATAGCTACTGACGCAATCACCGCGGCAAAAATAAAAGCCGGCGAAGTTATAGCTGGAAAGCTCGCCACCAATTCAGTTGTGGCTGATAATATTCAAACTGGAGCCGTTACCGCGGCCAAAATAGACGTTACTGAACTAAGCGCCATGACGGCCAACACAGGCAATCTGTCCGTTAACGGCACACTGACGCTGGGCTCATCCGGTAAGATCATCACTACCGGCACCACGTACGATACAAACGGCGTGTTCCTTGGGGAAGATGGTCCCGGCGTCTATAAATTTAGCGTTGGCGGGGCATCCGGTAGGTTGGCGTTTGATGGCACAAACCTGTTTCTTCCCGGCGGGCGTCTGGTGAACGGATCTGTAGCCGAGGCGGCTATTGCTGATGACGCTATTACCGCCGGTAAAATCAGCGTATCCAGCCTTAGCGCAATTAGCGCTGACTTTGGAAACATGACTGCCGGTGCTATTGACCTTACGGCAGGCAGTTATGTTGTCAGACATGGCGCTGGTTTTGGCGCATCGTCTGACCTTGTTCTTTGGTATGGATTGTCTTCTGTTGCTCGTGGGTCAGCTACAAAAACAAACGGACTTTTTGCGTTGGCTACTGACGGTAAAGTTTACCTTGGCTCAGCTACGCTTGAAAATTTAACCACGCCAATGACGGCGACTATGACTACTGATTACAGCACAACGCATAGCACAAACGTTACGCCCACAATTGATGTATCTCCTGCTGTAAGCAGTATTACAAATGGCACTTCGCCATACACTTACCAGTGGGCTTTGGTAAACATGGAAGAGGGGAGCGCACCTACTATAACCAATGCTAATACAGCTCAGTGCAACATTTATAATGGTGCTACGTTGAGCGCAGCGTTAAACTACGTTGGTACGGTGTCTTGCACTATAACTGACGCTAACGGCAAACAACTTGTAAAATTTTTCAACTTTGCTGATTATTCAACATTGTAACCCGGCTTGACCAAACAGGCCGTTCCGTATTAACTGTTCTACTAACGTACTGATGCGTTCATCAGGTGACTAACGAGGACTAAACATGGAAGAAGAAGCGGTTGCGCCCGCGTCGGAACAGGAAGTAACGGCTACTCCTGAACCTGTAGAAAACCCGCCGGAACAACAGGCCAAGACCTTCACACAGGAAGAGCTTGACCAGATTATTGCTAAACGACTTGCAAGAGAGCAACGTAAGTGGGAGCGAGAACAGCGGGCTGTTTCTGCGCCCAGACCTCCTGAACCACCTGCACAGGTGGAAACTGTAGACGACGCAAGGATGTACGCCGAAGCGTTGGCCGAACAGAAAGCTCAGGAACTTCTGGCGCGTAGAGAACAATCTCAGGTTCTTGAATCGTACTACGAACGTGAAGAAGATGCGCGGGCGAAATACGACGACTTTGAACAGGTCGCGTACAACCCCAAGCTGGCCGTTACGGAAGTAATGGCTCAGACTATTCAGCTGTCGGATATTGGGCCTGACCTGATTTATCACCTCGGGTCTAACCCTAAAGAAGCTGAACGTATCGCACGTATGCCGCCCGTCTTGCAGGCAAAAGAAATAGGTAAGTTGGAAGCCAAACTGGCGTCCAACCCCCCAGCTAAACGTACTTCAACCGCCCCTGCGCCTATTGCTCCTGTGACTGCACGTTCTTCTTCCGGTGGCCATTACGATACGACTGACCCCCGGTCTATAAAGACCATGTCTACGTCTGAGTGGATTGAAGCCGAACGTCAGCGCCAGATCAAAAGGTGGGAGGCACAGCGCAACCGTTAGGATAGGATATGGTCAACTCACTTCTTACTATCGACATGATCACCAGAAAGGCTCTGGAGATCCTCGAAAACAACCTTGTTATCACCCGCAACGTCAACCGTCAGTACGACGACAGCTTTGCCGTCTCTGGCGCTAAAATCGGCTCCACCCTCCGCATCCGTCTGCCCGACCGTGCTCTTGTTACGGATGGCGCAGCCCTTCAGGTGCAGGATGACAACGAACAGTTCACGACACTGACCGTTGCCAGCCAGAAGCACATCGGCGTCAACTTTACGTCTGCCGAGCTTACCATGCAGCTGGACGACTTTGCCGAGCGCGTTCTTAAGCCTCGCGTGTCGCAGCTGGCCGCCAGCATCGACGCTGACGTCGCTAACTCGTTCCAGTCTATCTACAACACTGTTGGTACGCCCGGCACGACGCCTGCTACGTCGCTCGTTCTGCTTCAGGCTCAACAGAAGCTGAACGAAGGCGCTGCGCTCATGTCGCCGCGTTACGCCACGGTCAACCCGGCTGCTAACGCCAATCTTGTCGAAGGCATGAAGGGTCTCTTCAACCCGGTGGACACCGTCTCCCGCCAGTTCAAAAACGGACTGATGGGCACGGGCGTGCTTGGCTACGACGAAATCAACATGTCGCAGTCCATCAAGCAGTTCACGACTGGCTCGCGCACGGGCACGATCACTGTTGACGGCACGATGTCTGCTCAGGGCTCTTCCAAGATCACCCTGAACGGCACGACCGGCAACACGCTGGCCGTGGGCGACGTGTTCACGATTGCCAACGTGTTCGCAGTTAACCCGCAGACCCGCGAATCGACCGGCTCGCTTCAGCAGTTTGTTGTCACGGCGGCTAACACCGCTGCGGCCAGCAAGTTTACGGACGTGTCGATCAGCCCCGCGATCTACACGGCGTCTCATGCGCTCGCTACGGTTAACTCGTTCCCGCAGAACCTCGCCGCGGTTACGTTTGTTGGCGCTGCTTCGACGCAGTTCCCGCAAAACCTTGTCTACCACAAGGACGCCATCACGATGGCGACGGCGGACCTTATCATGCCGCAGGGCGTCGATATGGCGTCCCGTCAGGTCCACAACGGCATCTCAATGAGGATCGTGCGCCAGTACGACATCAACAACGACAGGATGCCCTGCCGTATTGATGTTCTGTACGGCTACTCGGTCATTCGTCCGCAGATGGCCGTGCGTCTCTGGGGTTAACAGGTACATTAGGAGATAACCACTATGCCACTTTCTAACGGAACAGGCGGCTACCAGATTGGCGATGGCAATCTGGGCGAAGTCAGCTTTTTCAACACCGACACGCCGGATGCGCTTACCGGCGCTTCAGTCACCATTACTGCGGCTAACCTTGCCAAAGGCGTCTGCACAATGGATTCCGGCTCGACCTCGGCGGGAACCTATGTGTTCCCTACCGGCGCTTTGCTGGATGCGGCGTTTCCGTCGCTCAAGGTGGGTTCGACGTTTGACTGCGCGTTTATCAACCTTGGCGACGACGCGGGTAACGACGTGACCTTTACGGCGGGCGCTGGCAATACGCTGGTTGGCAACGACGTCATCCAAGACGCGCTTACCAAAACCAACAATACGTCCGGCGTTTTCCGCTGGCGTAAGACGGGTGATGCGGCGTACACTATTTACCGCATTTCGTAAGCAACAGACCCCGGCAGAAATGCCGGGGTCAACCTTTGGAGGCGTAAATGCCAAATACAAAACCAGTAGGTGTTGCCTACTCGGACCCCGAACTTGTGTCGGGCACGACTATTGCTGGAGCGGCTATTAGCGGCGGGACTGTCAGCGGAGCTATCGTCAACGGCCCGGTTACAACTGTTGCCGCTACCGGTTCAACTAATACAGACGCAGCCCCAATAGCAGCCGCTACCTACATCTGTGTTGTTACGGCTGCTGACGGCACTAAAGGCGTCATTCTTCCGGCTATGGTGGACGGTCAGACCATCAAAGTTAAGAACAACGCCGGGTCTATCCTGAAAGTCTATCCGTTCTCAGGCGCGGCCATCAACGGGCTTACGGCAACCACCGGCTCCCTTAACATGGCGGCCAACACGATTGCCGACTATACCCGCACGTCGTCTACGCAGATCTACTCTACGCCGCTTCTGCCGTCTTAATAATTGACTCAAGGTAGCTTCTGGCTACCTTGAGTTAGCTTTACTGGAGAGATTTGTGGCAGTCATCTATCTCAAACACGACACGCATGGGTGCAAAGTAGCTACGTCTGACGCAGAAGCTGCGTACGACAAAACACATGGCTGGTACGAGTTTGATCCTACTGATGACACGCCGGCCCCAGACGTGGTAAACGAATTCGTCCCTAAGCGGCGCACCCGGAGAAGCGTAGATGACAACAGCGGGCGAGATAATTAATGGCTCGCTGAGGCTGATCGGCCAGCTGGCGGAAGGCGAAACGCCGTCCTCAGAAGTGTCTAACGACGCTCTGACCGCCATGAACCAGATGATTGAAAGCTGGAACACCGAACGGCTTTCAGTTTATTCCACCCAAGACCAGATATTCACTTGGCCGGCCAGCACGATCAAACGCACCCTTGGCCCAACTGGCGACTTTGTCGGTTTGCGCCCTATAACGATTGATTCAGCTACATACTTTCGCGACCCGTCAACTAACGTCAGTTACGGGCTCAACATGATCAACCAGCAGCAGTACAACGGTATTGCTGTTAAAACGGTGACGTCTACGTACCCGCAAGTCATGTGGGTCAACATGACTAACCCTGACATTGAAATATACATTTACCCTGTCGCTACGCGGGTGCTGGAATTCCATTTTGTATCTGTGCTGGAGCTAACCCGTCCGGCTACGCTGGCTACGGATCTGATCTTTCCGCCCGGCTACCTGCGCGCGTTCCGCTACAATTTGGCGTGCGAGTTTGCACCAGAATTCGGCGTAGAACCTAGCCCGCAGGTGCAGCGCATCGCCATGACGTCTAAACGCAACCTTAAGCGCGTTAACAACCCTGACGACATCATGGCTCTGCCGTACTCCATGATTGCTACACGCCGTTGGCCTCAGTTCAACATTTACACCGGTATGTAGATGCAGTCTCCAATTCTTGGCGGAACGTATCTTGCACGCAGCCCAAACGCTGCTGCGAACCGCCTTGTCAACCTGTTCCCCGAGTCTGTGTCAGAAGGACAGACAGCCGGCTATTTCATGCGCTGCCCCGGCCTGCGGCTGCTCCGCACCGTCGGAACCGGGCCTATTCGCGGGCTGTGGACGTTCTCTGACAAGTCCAGCTTTTACGTTGTGTCGGGCAACAGCCTGTATCGCATGACGACAGCTACGGGCGCGCCTGTGCTCGTTGGCACGGTGACGGGCACTGGGCCTGTCAGCATGGCAGACAATGGCGAACAGCTGTTCATAGCCTGCAACCCGGATGGGTTTATCTACAACCAGCTCACCAATGTGTTCGCGCAGATTACTGACCCCGACTTTCCCGGCGCAGTCACTGTGTCGTACATCAGCAACTACTTCCTGTTCAACGAACCCAACAGCCAGAAGCTGTGGGTGACTGAGCTGCTGGAAGGTACGTCTGTCCTGCCGTTTGATTTCACCAGCGCCGACGGCAACCCCGACGGCGTGCAGGCCGTCAACGTAGACCACCGCGAGGCGTGGGTATTCGGCAACAACTCTATTGAGGTCTGGTATGACGCCGGGCTGCCAGATTTCCCGCTGGCGCGCATACAGGGCGCGTATCTGGAGATAGGTCTTGCTTCGCCCTACGCGGTCTGCAAGCAGGACAACACACTGTTCTGGCTTAGCCAAGACGACCGCGGGCAAGGTATCATCTTCCGCGCTAACGGCTACTCACCGCAGCGCGTCTCTACGCACGCTATCGAGTGGCAGATACAGCAATACCCTACCCTGTCAGACGCCATATTCTACAGCTACCAGCAGGACGGCCATGCGTTTGTAGTGTGTATCTTCCCCTCTGGTAACGCTACGTGGGTGTACGACGTGTCTACCGGGCTGTGGCACGAGCGCGCCCGCTGGAACAAAACCGAATTTGCGCGCCACCGTAGTAACTGCCAGTGCAATTTTAACGGTACGATTGTCGTAGGCGATTTTGAAAACGGCAACATCTACGCGCTTGATCTAAACGTCTACCACGACAACGGCGACACTCAACGTTGGCTGCGGTCTTGGCGGGCATTGCCGCCCGGCGCTAACGACCTTAAGCGAACCGCGCACCACGGTTTGCAGATCATCTGCGAAGCCGGCGTTGGCCTGAACGGCGTAGATTACTTTGACAACCAAGCCTTTCTTATCACGCAAAACGGCGATGAAATCGTTGTTGGTACAAACGAAATCATAGGCACAGAACCTGTGCTGGATCGCTTTAACAACGTTGTTCGGGACCGCTTTGGCGATATCATATACGTAAACATCTACGACACCGCGTACATGGTCGGCAGCGTTTACGTTCAGGGAGCTATACCCCGTGTTGCTCTGCGCTGGTCTGACGACGGTGGCCATACGTGGTCTAACGAACATGTCGCCAGCATGGGTAAGATAGGCCAGACAGGCACCCGCGTTATCTGGCGGCGGTTGGGCATGACGCTCAAACTACGCGACCGCGTGTATGAGATAAGCGGCACAGATCCGGTCAAGATCGCTATCATGGGGGCGGAACTCGACGTTACGCCAACGGCCTCCTGATGTCGTACACCAACGTCACCCGGCTCCCAGCTCAGCGCGTCCCTCTGGTGGACGAAAAAATGCCGGGGCTGGTTTCGCGTGACTGGTACAGGTTCTTTCAACGTCTCTTTGAACTGACCGGCGCAGGCTCTGACGCCACGACAATAACAGACACGCAGATAGCGCCCTTGACCGACGCGGGCGCTGAAATTTCCATACTGAACGACAAGATCCAGCGTTTACAAACGGCCCCCGAACGGACCCCAGAAAGTAGCCCGTTCCGCTACGGAGCCTTTGTCTGCTCTACTGACCAAACAGCGGCTGCCGCTAACACGGCATATTCCGTTCCATTTTCCGTTGTAAGGTATTCTTGGGGCGTTTACCAACCGATATCTACAAGCAAAATAACCGTAGACCGACCCGGTTTGTACTTGCTTGATGTGTCGGTTCATAAGGGGCGCACCAGTGGATCTGGAAACGTTTTTATGTGGCTAGCAGTTAACGGTACGGACGTTGCTAACAGCGCGTCACAATCCGACATTAACAGCTCCCACGCTAACGCTAGCGTAACACGTTGTTATATGCTAACTTTAAACGCTAACGATTACGTTGAAGTAAAGTGGTCTACAACTAACACAGGTCTGTTTCTGGACGCGGTTGCAGCCGCCCCTCCAGTACCGGCTATACCTGCGGCTACCGTAAACGTCTCCCGTATAGGTGATATATGAGCGCTACCCTATCGCCTGTCGCCAAGATGCAGTTTTTCAAAGCGGACGGCGAACCGCTGGTTGGCGGTCTGCTCTACACGTACGCAGCGGGCACGCTGACCCCTAAAGCTACGTATGTCGATTCGGCGGGCATCCAACAGAACACTAACCCGGTTGTTCTCGACTCGCGCGGGGAGTGCAATCTTTGGCTGACGCCGGGCGATTCGTACAAATTTGCCCTACGGGACGCGCTTAGCACGCTGATCTGGACCGTAGACAACATAACCGCCATGGGTACGCTGGGCCAGCAGAACGCCAATAACGTCAACATTACAGGCGGTACGATAGGCGCGGGCGTTACGATCAACGGCATAACCACTGTCGCGGCTGGCAACATTACAGGCGCGGTGGCCATCGTTAACGGTGGTACGGGCTCCACGACCGCTTCCGGCGCTCGCACAGCGCTGGGCGTTGCTGCCTCCGGGGCTAATACAGACATCACCTCGCTGGCCAGCGCCACAACGATCAATAGCGAGCCTATCGGCTACCGCGGCGTTCCGGCTAACGCACAGACAGCGGCCTACCAGATCGTAGCGGACGACAACGGCAAGAGCATCGACATCACCACAGGCGGCGTGACCATCCCAGCTAACTCTGCGCTGGCCCTGCCCATAGGCTTTACCTTCACCGTCTACAATAACAGCAGTTCTGGCCAGAGCATCGCCATTACGACCGACACCATGTACCTTGCCGGTACGGCTACGACCGGTACGCGCACGCTGGCGCAGCGCGGCGTCTTTGGCGCGCGTAAGGTAGCGTCTACAACTTGGGTGTGCTGGGGAGCCGGGGTGACCTGATGTCTGGCATTCTAGCCATGATAACAATGACTGCCGGCGCTAGCTCGCCGTCCACGATCACGCTTAACAACGCGGGGGTCTACGCCGTCGCTGTGGCCCCCGCCACGGCTGAAGCGGGCGTTACAGTGGATAGCGACGGTTTCTTTTACTTTATAGAGAACGGCTCTTCAACGCAGCTGTTCCAGTGGTGTAACCCTGCGGGCAACGCCGCTCAATATGAGAGCTACGCTACGCTGGTGGACAATTTTGGTATTCTTACCGCGGGTACGCTGGATACGTGGCAGTCGCTTGGCACTGACCGGTCATGGACCGTCACCCGTTCGGGCGTTGGTATAGGGTACGCAACAATAACCATAGGCATACGGGCTATCGCAGGAGGCGATATTCTCGCCTCTGGGACGTATGAACTCAATGCTTCCGTGGAGTCCTGATGGCCGTCTCAGCAATCGTCCTTATACCGTCCAAGAATGCGGAAACGACGCAAACGACGCAGTATACGTCGCAGAACGTCACGACCATAATTGACAAGTTTACGGCTGCTAACTACAGTACCGCTGCGACTACAATCAGTGTCAACCTTGTTAGCCCCGGCGGCTCGGCAGGCGCGAGCAATCTGATTACGGTCAACAAGACGCTTCAGGCGGCGGAAACCTACACATTCCCGGAGATTGTCGGGCATGTGCTGGCTCCGGGTGGGTTTATCTCTACTATTTGCGGCGCTACACTCGCTGTCAGCATACGCGCTAGTGGGAGGCAAATCACGTGAACCTTGTTGGTTATGTTACGCTTACCCCAGCGGAAATGTCTAAAACTGAGTTTCGCCAGAGTATAATGGCGATGCAGGAAACCATGATGGCCATGAGCGGCGATCAGGTCGAACTGCCGCTCAAACATCACTTCGCGCCGGGCTCCTACGCTCGCGAATGCTTTATTCCGGCGGGCGTCACAGTCATCGGCAAGATCCACCGGCACGCGCATATCAACATCATCACCCGCGGGCAAGGTCTGGTCGCCACTGAATTTGGCCGTATGGAGTACGACGCAGATGCTGGCCCTTACACCTTTATTTCTGAGCCGGGGGCCAAGCGCGCTGTCCATGCGTTGACCGACACCATCTGGACGACGTTCCACGTCACAGAAGCTAGAACACCGGAAGACGCGGAGCACGACGTTATCCTGCCGTCTTACGATTACATGGAACTAGAACAGCTGGAGTTTAATTACCAATGTCTTGGGCAGCAGTAGCCGTTGGCGGTAGTGTTCTTGGCGGCTTGCTCGGGGCCAGCTCCGCGAGGAAAGCCGCCAAGACGCAGGCGCAGTCTGCACGCGAAGCGATGCAGATGCAGGAGCGTATGTTCAACCAGCAGATGCAGATGCAGGAGCCGTTCCGGCAGGCAGGCATCACGGGACAGAACGAGTATATGCGCCTGCTGGGGCTGGGCGGCGACCCGACGTCTGCGGGTTATGGCAGTATGCGTTCCGGTTTCATGCCGGAAAACTACATGCAGCAGATTGATCCCGGGTATAACTTCCGGCTCAGCGAAGGTCTCAAAGCCCTACAAAAAAGCGCCGCGGCGCGCGGTGGGTTCCTGTCCGGCAAGACGCTTAAGGACATCACCGGCTACGGTCAGGAACTCGCGTCACAGGAATACCAGAACGCTTTCAACCGTTATCAGACCGCGCGTGAAGCTACTCTTAATCCGTACGCCAACCTTGCTGGCATGGGCCGCGACGTCACGGGTGCTATGAGTGGCATGGCCGGCGACTACGGCGCGCGGCAGGCGGAACTTATCACAGGCGCAGGCAACGCCCGCGCGTCGGGATATATTGGCGCTACCAACGCGCTGACAAGCGGTTTCAGCAATGCGCTTAACACCGGTATGCAGCTTAACTTTCTGAACTCACTACAAAACCAAGCCCCGCGTGGAGAGGTGCTATCGCCGGGTGGCTCAAATAATGTTCTTTCAACTAGCCAAGTCATAGCTAACGCTCTTAACCGACGCCCCGGGTATCCATAACCATGCCTATAGATCCTCGCATAGCTCTCGGTGTCCAGCCGGTTCAGATGCCTGATTTTCTGAACTTTGCTTCGCAGGCCGCGAATATTCGACAGAGCCAAGCTGCGGAGCAAAACAATCTTGCATTGCTGGCGCAACGCCAGCGCGAAGTGCAAGAAGTTGAAGCCTTGCGTAACTACATGGCAAGCCCAAACTTTGATTTTAAAAACCCTGAGGCTATCAACAAACTCACCCAAATATCGCCGGTATTAGGGCCCGGTATAGGAAAAAGTCTCTCCGACGCTGAGACCGCTCGTATAGGCGCTCAGACCGCAGCCAGAACGGAAAAGTCGGCCCAAAACGCTCAGTCACTAAGGACAATTGCGTCTTTTGATAACCCGCTTCAGGCTTGGGCTAGCATCAGCGCTGAAGAGAGAAAAGGTCTGGACCCCGCTAGAGCCGGCGCGGTACGTCAAGCGCTAAAGCAAGCGATAGCGTCAGGGCCTACGGGTTTCCGCGATTGGCAAATCGACACTATGCGTAAGTTGATGTCGGTAGAAGACCAACTTAGGCAGGATACTATACAGGTGGGCACTGGCGCGACTAATCAAGTATTAAGTCGTCCTACATTTGGCGGTCGTGACTTTGAAAAAGTATACGAAACTGAAGTGCAATTGACTCCTGAGCAGAAAGCGGCTGCCGCTCGGGCGGATCGTCAATTCTATGCTGACCAAAGGTGGAGAGAACGTGAGTTTGAAGCTCCTAGTATCATTTCCGCCGCTGAACCAAATCTAATGGTTACTAAGTCAGGCCAAGTATTCCCAACCGTAGTTACAAGACCTCCATCACAACCCGTACCTACAACAATTCAGTACCAAAGAAGGCCGGATGGGACTCTCTCGGCGAACAACGTTGATGATATGTACGATAAATACGCGCCGGATCTGTTTAAAGACATTCAACGTTCGCGAGCGGCCCTTGAAGTTTTAGGGTACGGCGGACAAAAAATGGAGC